TCACGATGCACCTCCACGAATCAGGCGCAGCGTGGGTGGCGGAGGTGGTTCAGGGTAGTTGCGCGCTTGCAGCCCAGTAAATAGCAGAGTTTCACCTTTGGCGCGGTGGTCCATCGTGCGGAAGTCATTGAGCAAGCGCTGCTCTGCCTGGCTGAGCGGCAGCGCTGACGATGTCGGCGCGCGCTTCATTTCGCACCTCCGGCACGCACCAGCGCCTCGACGCAAACCACCAGCTCGTCGGAAGTCTGCTGGGCCATCCAGAGAAGGCTGTCTGGTCCCGTCTGGTCGTCCTGCATCGCCATCAAGAGGGCGGCCAATTGGCGCGCGCGCATGATAGCGCGGTCCGCCAAATCAACTGGCCTAATGTGAACTTTGGCATACGGCGAATCGAGGATAATCGCGGCGTCCTCAAGCGCAGTGCGGGTGCTCATGATGCACTCCCGACAAAACCAGCCTTTACAACGCGCTCGCCCAGGTGGCCGGTGTCGCAGCTGATCTCGTCAGCCAGGCCGGCGCCATGCAGGCACAAGGCCTTGATCTCCTGGTCCTCGCTCAAGCGTGCGATGCTGCGAAACATTGCGGCAATCGCGTCCGCCTGATCGCTTGCGCGGACGGTCACGCATTCAACATCGGTGGCGGAGACCTGTTCAAAACCATTGACGATAAGGGCGTTCATGCTATACCTCCTTGTTGTGCGACGTCGGCGACCATCATGTGCATGAGGTCGTTCAATTCATTTGCCAATTGCTGCGCCAACCAGAGCGAGGGGCCTGGCCCTTCATCCGGCTGGATTAAATGAAGAAGGCGCACGGCTTGCTCGGCCCAACGTAGAGCGACCTGAGAGGCGCGATCGGAATTGGACATGCCGATGCAGTCCCTCACCTGACTGGCGAGATCTTCAGCCAGGGACAGCATTGGATCGTGTTCGTCATTGGAGCCGCTCATATAAGCGAGCAGCTCGCTCAATTGATCGGCTCGCATTCCCAAGTGATCGTCTGCGCCTCGACGGTCGATATGGAGCGTCCCATATGGCACCTGCAGCACGATATATGGCTGGTTCGGTTTTGCAGCTGGTACGGCCCCAGCCAGCGTGGCGGCGGCGTTCATACACCCTCCCGCTGCGCAGCGTCAGCACCCACCAGGCTGGCCATGCCGCCCAACTCGTCGGCCATCGACGACGCGAGCCAGAGCAAGCTGACCCGCGCTCCCATTGCCAAGCTATCGAACGATGCGAACTCATCCGCCCCTATCAGCTTCAACAGGCTGCTCAGCTGGCTGGCGCGCATCATGGCGTGGTCCTGCGCAAAGTGGCAGTTGATATTGAGCTGACCGTAATCCACCGGAATGCTGCCGATGAACTTCGGATCGCGCGCCAGCAGCTCCGCCGGTTGAAATGCGTCAAGAACAGCCGCGTTTTCCTTGCTTGACCCCGGCTGTGTGCTATCTTTAAACTTGGACATGATCGACTCCTGAGAAAATTTAGGTCGTGAGGGGCCATCCGGTGCTCGTAACACCGGGTGGCTTTTTTCATTTATGGGGCTGGTGCTGCGCTATGCGGCAGCTGGCGGGCCGTGCAGGTTGGGCTGCGACGCGTGCTTGATCTGGTTGGTGTTCATCTCAATCCCCGTCTGGTTTATGTTTCCGCTAATTACTAAAAATTAGTATTGTGTAAACTATTCCTAGTAGGCATTGGTGTCAAGTTTGAGATTGGATATCGGCCGCGATGGCTGCATCAATGACGGCGCGGCGCTCTTGGCGGCGCGTCATACCTTCGGGCGACACGCCTTCGGCTTCCAGCTTTGCGGCCGCCTGGAGTATCTGCTCTGGCGTCATGGAGGTTCGCATCACTGCGATGATGCGGTCCGCCTTGCTCAACTCTGACAGTAGTGATGCGGCTGTGCCGGTATGCGATGACGTGCTCTGCGTGCTGGCGCTGGCTGCGGTGGTGTGATTGACCATGATGCCTCCCGTTCGTTAGGGTGTAGGAGTCCATCCGATGCCGAACATCGGGTAGCTTGTTTGCTGCGGGTCCGGTTAAATCAGTCGGGCTTGTGCGCCGGGTGCGTCGTTGTTGATCAACTCAACCAGTTCGACGCTGGACATGGTGGCGACGCCGCGGCTGAGGGCGCTCATGTGGCACCTGCAGCTTCGGTGGCGCGGCGCCAGATGGCGTGGCCTTCCGCCTGGCCGGCGAAGAACGCATCGTCCTGCGCGGTGCCAGCTGGGTAAGGGCGGGGCAGCGGCACGCCGTCGATCCGGAACACCAGCGCGGCGCGCACGCCGGCCCGGTATTCGGCGCTGCGCGGGTCGCGTGTCATGCCGAAGGCCTGCGCGAAGAGCTCGTCGACGGACATTGCCGGCATTGTCCTTGGGCTGCTGGTGGCGGTCGCCGCCGCGACGTTGGCGCACATTCCGCGCTCTATCAGCGCCAGAATTTCCGAGTTCATGCTGCGGCGGTTATGCGTGGCGCGCTCCCTTATAGAGTCGCGCTGCCCCAGCTCAAACCTGACTATGAACTTTTCCATCTGAGTCTCTCCTCACGGTTAAGGGCGCTGCGAGTTGGTATGGCTCACTGCCATATTTGAAATATAAGGCATTGAGCCATCATATGCAAGGCAAATTTATGGCTCAATGCCACCATTGCAAAATGGCTCAATGCCAGTATCCTTAGGCATATGAAAACCACCCCACCTCCTCCACGGACCGCCCAGGACGCCGACAAGTACATCGTTCGCTTCCCTGATGGCATGCGCGATCAGATCGCAGCGGCGGCCAAAGCAAATAATCGGAGCATGAACGCGGAGATAGTCGCGCGGCTTCAGCAAACGTTTGGCATCACCGGCGTCCGTGCACGGCTACTGGATCTAGTGGCAAGCCATCTTGATGAGGCACTGGCTTCAGCGCTTAAGACCGTTGGCGTAACTCCTGAAGTCCAAGCTATTTTGGATGAGGAAGGTCCACTTTTGCCCGTGAAACCAATGGAGCCGGAAACAAAGCGTCGTGCGACGCCAAGTCGATCAAAAAAAACTGCGCGCGCGAAGTCGGGGGCGTAGTCACGCTGCCAAACGCAACACAGATTTACGCCAGCTTTAGGCTGATCCCCGAAAACCCGTTTCCCTGACGGGCTGGGCTGGCACTGTTTTTACAGGGGCATCGAGGAGGGGATGTGAACGACTTTAATCATTGGGACTATGCAGATGAATTTTCAGGCCGAGATGCGGCATATTTGATAGGTGGGATTAATCCATCTAGCAATAATGCAGAAGACTCATACCGTGCATTGCCTATAATCAAGCGAATGAAAAAGGCTTATTACAGCTCGTGCTCAGATTATAGAGATGATTTTGAATATTTAGCTGAAGATGATCGACTGATGTTTTCAAGGAATACAAAAAATCCAAGTAATTTGCTTAGCTGCGAAATCGAGACCTTAATTAAGAATTACGAGAATTCTGAATACGTAAAATCGGGTGATTCATTCCATTCTAGTGGCACTGGGCCGAAGTTGGTAAAATATCAAGACGACGAAGGGAATGAAGTATTTTTAAAAGACTTAGACGATAAAGGTCACGATGCGATTGGACCAGGGATATTATGGAAAATGAGCGACCATCACGAATTCGACGATCAATATTTTTCGCGGAGCGAGTTGCGGCGCTGGCTTGCTGATAATAAATTTCCAACTAAATATCATTTCTTAGATCGAAATGAATTGTCTAGTGCCGGCAGAGCGCTCTCGACCACCGAGCGAAACACCTTGCTCACAATTATTGCAGCGTTGTGCAATTATTCAGACATCAAGCACGATGCGCGCGGGGTTGCGCCTCGAATAGAAGGAATGACAACTGACATAGGGGCAACGGTAACGGCTGATAGCATTTTGAAAGTATTGAGGCAAATTCCTGCTGCTCTTGAATCCCGTACGAGGTAGCCAAAAACCGAATTCGGTTCTTGCGAAACCGAATTCGTACACCCCAGAAGCGAACGCGTCCAAGATGCATCCATCGGCCCTAGTTGGTCACTAATCGGATGTAATCATGCCAAGACCCGTTCACCGCATGCCAGCAATGAAGGAAACCTTCGGGCTGGCAGATTCAACAATCTATCTCCACATCTCCCAGGGCTTGCTGACCAAGCCAGTTAAGCTCGGCCCGCGCGCGGTTTGTTGGCCGGCGGATGAAATTGACGAGATCATCAAAGCTCGCATTGCTGGGCAAAGCGAAGATCAAATTCGATCACTGGTCAGTCGCCTCATGACTGCCCGCCAGTCTGCAGCCTAAAGGCTCCCCATGAAACCACTAAAAAACGCCGCCGGGCAACCGGCGCGGGGAACCTGCGCCCTAAATTCCCGGGCGCCATCGTGAGGACGCTTCTCAAACGCGCCGTCATGTGGCTGTACTGCCGCAACCTGGTCAGCGGCCGTTTCGTGTTCCGCGTCTTTGCGCGCTTCGATCTGCGGGGAGTGTGAGCATGAAAATCGTCAACAACCAGTTCGTCCTATTTGCAAATCCTGACTCAGCTTCACTCTGCATCGATGAGGTGTTCAGCTGCATCGTGGACGAAAAGGTATTCGGGACCGTGTGCGTGGGCCTATCGATTAGCTCGGCCGAGCAACTGGGCTCGGCGCTGCTCGAATTTGCAAAGGCGGCGCGCATGGCTAGCGCCATTGCGGATGAGTCTGCACAAGCTGGTGAATTGCTGTCGCCAGCGCGTGTTGCTATAAACGCCGCACTCGCCGCAGCGCGCGCAGCTTCGATCAGGCCTTGCCCACCCTGGGAGGATGCATGAGTGCGCTGATCAAGTACGACCAAGCGCGCCAAGCGCTGGCCGCGTGCCGTAACGTCGACGACATCAAGGACATCCGCGACAAGTCGGAAGCGATGCGCCTGTACGCCAAGCAGGCCAACGACACCGAGTTGGAGCAGTGGGCGGCCGAGATCAAGTTGCGCGCGCAGCGTGCTATTGGCGAGATCAGTCGCACCCTGGAGAAGCAGCAAGGCAACGCGGGCAAACTTCCCACCGGTGGGAAGTTTAAAACGGAAGCGCTTGCTGATGCGGGCATTTCGACCTCGACAGCGAATCGCTACGAGCAGTTGGCCGCCATCCCTGATGCTGCTGTTGAGGCATTCATAGCCAAGAGCAAGGATACGGGCAAGCCAGTATCGGCCAAGGCTGTGATGGCTCAACTTGCTCCGAAGTCGGCGCCAGCGCCGGTGGTAGAGCGCGCATCCGATTCTCCATCCGATTCATCCGATTCACCATCCGATTCGCCCGTAGGTTTAGCCGGTCCGGTGCCTGCGGCAGCGCCGGCGGCCAGCACTCCGCCGCTGGCGCCGACTGTACCTGAACTAGCGGCACCACCAGCGCCGGCCGCCACTCCCAGCGCCGACGACATCCATGATAAAGACGATACGCCCGATTTTGTGGAGAAGTTGCGCGAGGCCGACGATGAAATTTCCGGCCTGAATGCAGAAATCGAAGCGCTCAAACAGCAGATCGAAATCATCACCAAGGACGACTTGGCGGCCGAGGTCGTGACCTGGTCTTGCAAGTACGATCAGGCGCGCGGACTGGCGCAGCAGCACTTCAATGATCTGGTCGCCGAAAAGAAAAAAGCATCGTACTACGACGGCATCCTGACAAAGCTGCGCAAGGCAGCCGGCGTCGAGAAAAACGCCGAAATCATCCATTGCATCGTTCGCAAATCGGAAGCGTAAATATGGCCACCTTAGAACTCCGCCCGCGCCAACTCGCGGTAGTCGATGCTGTGTCGAAGGCATTCGCAGCCGACAAAAATATTCTAGTCGTGGCACCGTGCGGCTTCGGTAAAACCGAGTTGGCCACCTATTTCGCCATGGCGACAAAAGCCAGGGGTAAGAGCACGTCATTCATCATGGATCGCATCAGTCTCGTCGAGCAAGCGTCCGAGCGCTTCGATAAATACGGCCTGGAGCACTCCATCAGCCAAGCGCAGAACCCGCGCCATCGGCCATGGGAAAAGGTCCATATTTGCAGCTTGCAGACCGTGTGCCGCAAGGGCTGGCTGCCGGTGTCGCTACAGATCGTCGACGAGTGCCATGTGCTGTCGACGGCGATGAAGGCGCGCCTGCAGGAGCGGGGCTGCTACACCATCGGCCTGACTGCCACGCCATTCACGAAAGGTCTGGGCAAATACTTCGATTGCGTGATCAATGCGGCCACGACGAACGACTTGATCCGCGAGGGGTTGTTGGTACCGTTCCGCGTGTTCGCCGCATCCGAACCGGATATGACGGGCGCGAAGGTTGTCGCGGGCGAGTGGGCCGAAAAGGACGTTGAGGCACGGTCGCTGCCGATCGTCGGCGATGCAGTGGCCGGCTATATGGAGCACGGCGCCAACAAGAAGTTTATCGCGTTCGCTTCGTCGGTTGCGCATGCCGAGGAATTGCAAAAGCAGTTCTTGGCCGCCGGTGTCGTCTCGAATTTGTACACGTATCGGCAGAGCGATGACGAGCGCGCCGAGTCGGTCGCCGAATTCCGCAAGCCAGACAGTTACATTCGCGGCCTGATTAGCATCGAGAGCCTGACGCGTGGCTTTGACGTCGCCGATGTCGAGGTGCTAATTCTTGCACGGCCGCTGCGTAAGGCGCTGGCCGTGCATATCCAGATGCTGGGCCGCGTGCTGCGCACTGCGATCGAGGCCGGGAAAACAGAGGCGATTGTGCTGGACCATAGCGGCAATTGCATGCGCTTTTGGTCGCAAGTGCAGGACTTCTTCGAGAACGGGATCTCCGAACTTGACGACGGCAAGCCGAAGGAGGTAAAGGCCGCCAAGAAGGCCGATCGCAAGCCCGTCAAGTGCCCGTCGTGCTTCCACGTGCATGACCCACTGCCGGCGTGCCCGGCCTGCGGCAAGGTCTACGAGCGTGGCGCCGAAATCCAGCACGTCGAAGGCGTCCTGAAAGAGGTCAAAGGCGGCAAGGCAGCACTGACCACCGAAGAAAAGCGTGACTTCTATTTGCAGCTTCGCGCCATCGCGGTCGAGCGCGGCTATAAGGACGGCTGGGCGGCGAACAAATACAAGGAAAAATTCGGCGCCTGGCCTGAGAGCACGGACGATGCCCCGCGCCCGGCCATCGCCGGAGTGCTGCGCTGGGTGAAGTCCCGCAATATCGCATTCGCCAAGGGCAAGCAGAGCAATGGATAGTTTCATGAACTTCATCGCCGCCAACGGCATCATCGCGCCCGACTACATCACGCCAGGCAAATGGATGCGCTGCCGGACCACGAATCACCCGCGCAAGAAAAACGGCAGCATCAAGCTGGCCGATGACGGCTTGGTCGGCTGGTGCCAGGACTATGCCGTACACGCCGAACCGCTCATGTGGCGCGCCAATGACTCGACAATATTTGTGGTGCCGATCGACCGCGCAATGATCGCCAGGCGTAACGCCGAGCGCCGCGCCGGGCTGATCGCTGCCACGCTTGGCGCGCGCGAGTATTACGCCAAATGCCAGCCGCTGAAACATTCGCACGCCTACTTGGCCGCCAAAGGCTTCGGCGTCGCTGGCTGTCATGGCCTGCGCGTTGACGCTGGTGGCTGGCTCGTTATTCCGATGCTCTATAACGGCAAAATTCTCAGCCTGCAGCGCATTGCCCCGGACGGTGAGAAAAAATTCCATTTCGGCGCGACCACCAAGGGCGCGTACTACATCATCGAGCGGCCAGGATCGACGCTGACGGCGATTGCAGAAGGTTTCGCTACTGGCTTAACCATCTTCCACGCCGTGCCCACCTGTCGCGTTCTAGTGGCATTCAACGCCGGAAATCTTCCCGTCGTCGCGGCGAGCATCGCGCGCTTCGGCATGGGTGTCGTATGTGCTGACAACGACTGGGAAACGCACAACCGCATCGGCACGAACCCGGGGCTGGATGCCGCCGTAAAGGCCGCAACGATTCTGGGCGTCGGCATTGCTTTTCCAGAGTGCGCAGGCAGCGACTGGAACGATTATTTGGCCGAGCGCACACAAGCCGTGATGGATGCCCAGGACTTCAGTTTCAGTCGCAAGCAAAGCCCATCGCACGTGCGAGCCAAGGTCTTTGCCGAAATCAAAATGCAGGTGATGCGTGAGGCCCGGCTGCTGCGGGCAGCGTAACGGAAAAGCAGGGCATCAAAGGTGGAGCGGACAACACCTCAAAAAATGTGCAACGGCCTGAATCGGCCCACACCGCAAAAAGACTGGCCCTGTCTAACCTTACAGGCGAGCCAACGCAGCGTTCCTGAAGCGACTGCAAGCAATCCGTAGGGGCAAGTGGTGAAACAACCCTACGCGAGAGTGAATTCAGGCTCCTAGAGGGCGTGGTTTTTACGGAGAAATCGTAAAAATGGCGCGGTTGAAGATCAAGAGCTCAAGTCAAGAGCTACTGCATCTCACCTTTGGGAAGCTATGGGCGAGCGGTTTTTTTATGTTGGAAAAAATGATGAAATTACAAACTCAGCCGCTGCCCGAAAAGGTGGATCGCCGTTTGGAGGAGCTGTTGGAAATGAAGGAGTTCGACGCAGGGGAGGTTGCCTGGTGCCGCGCCACATACTGGGCAGCCCGCGCAGATTGGCACAAGACCTTGGTCGATTGCTACGCCGCCGCATTGGCGAGGCAGGCGCAGATAGCCGGGAAAACCGCGTTCGCACGGCGAGAAAATGGCGCGCAACTCCGCATATCGCCTTTAGGTACAGCATCTCATGATGATGAGTGGTCATCAGTAAAAGACGAGTATTCAATGAGAAAGTAGCGGCACAGTCCGAATGACATGTCCAGAACATCGGCTCTGCTATTCCGTATAAAGGAGAAAAACGTCCCATGAATTTTGCTGAAAAATATGTCGCAGCCGTCAATTCGAGCAACCTGCAGGATGATGCCTATCACCACCAGACCGAGGCGCTGATCGCCGCGGCGCTGGCCGATACCTCCGGCGGTGGCCTGGGCGCATTACTCAGTCGCGTGAAGTACAGCGACGGCACCATCAACAAGCAGTTCGAGGGCAACCCGGCCAACCTGGTGCGGCTGCTGCGCATCTGGCACGAGGCCGTGAAGCTCAAGGGTGTCGAGCGGCGTTGGATCAAGTCGAACACTGCATGGGACCAGCAGGCCGCGCACGCGCTGTACGAACGGGTCGCCTACGCATCGCTGGCGCACTGGCTCGATGGGAAGTGCAAGGCCTGTGGCGGCGCCGGTCAGACGCCGGAGCGGCGCCTGTGCACGACCTGCAAGGGTAGCGGCCAGGCCGAGCTGCCCGCCGGTGGTTTCGAGCGTGAGAAGACGCTAGATATGGTCAGCGAATTGGAGGGGCTCATGCAGGCGCACAATTCGCGGGCCTCCAATCGTTTGCGCCGCCATTCAGGCTGTAGTTGAGAATTTATCTCCGTAGTCGCGAGGGAAATCGCCAGTGTGGATTTTTTCATTCTGCTGGCGTTCCCTGCCCATCAAATCCTGACGCCACTGCTCTTTTTGTGCTTGGTCTTTTGCGGCTTTCATCGCTTCGCAGATGTCCCTCATGTTTTTTACTTCCTGCCCAGCTTCTTTCATTGCATTCGATGTTTCGCAGAAAAGATCATGCTCATTTTGCGATATCTTTCCGTCATTAAGGTCGGTGGCTAATTGGTCGACCGTGTCTTGTAGTTTTTCGTTGAAATTATCTATTTCTTGTTGGGAATTAAGCGAGATGCGTTGGTCAATTCCTGCAAAATTGAGGATGCCAAAATATCCTTTGTCAGATGTACCTTCTACGCGCCAAGTGATTCGACTATTCTGTTCGAGTCGCGAAATCACGCGCGAAAACTGCTCAGTATTGATTCTATTTGAGTCAGCATCAGTCCAAGGGATGATGGTGTATTGCCATAGACTCTCAGGTAATTTTTTGATCGCTTCGTTAAATGCCAATGCACCACTAAGTCCGCATTCACCAAGGGCTCCAGCAAAGTCGAGGTTGGTCGGATCTAACAGAATCGTTCTAGTTATAGTCACATCTACCAAGGCGACCGGAACCCCGGCAATAGACCGGACGCGTCCTTTCCACTGGTCTGACATGATCCGCTCCCCTATGAAAACGTTAAGATATGATCTGACAAAAGCTAAATATACACTTCGGTTAGCGGTCAAATCTCACCATTTGTAACAGTCTTGCCCAGATTTGGCTTGCGTTGCTATTCCGCTTCATGTAATCTAAGAAAACATACTCACTGCACTCGTAATGATCGCGTAAGCGGCACCGATAGCAGGGTTTCGCGCAGTGCCCAGCCTTCGATGGTTTCGCACGCGCATACGCAGTGTGTCTTGCTCACCATGCACCGATAGCCGTGGGAGCAAAAATCGAAGCCCGCCCGAAAGGATCGCGGGCTTTTTGTTGTTAGACGACGTTGCGAGGGGCGAGGAAGAGCACCTTATCCGCAGCAAAGAATATATCCACTTCATCGTTTCGAAGCATGTAAGTATTCTTTCCTACTTCGTCGATGGTACCGATGCGTGCCTTATCCTCACCAACGAAGCGTACTGACCATTTAATTTGTGCTTGCTTTTCCGGATCTGGAACATGGCGCGAAATGAACGACAGTGCGTCAAGGATTACGTTGGTCATAAAATTCCTTCAAAGTAATTGGAGTTGTCGATTCTAACATCTTGTTAGAGCGAATTCTCGATGCTTCGCGTTTTTCATGGCGGAGGCAGTATGCGACACGTTGCCCCGTCCCATGAAGGAGTCGGTCCGCGACTACATGGACCGGCCGCGAGGGAATGGCTCGCTGGTTCGATTCCTGTGTAAAGTAATAGAGATTCCTCCCCCGGCTCGAGCCGGACTTGCCACCGCCTGCATAGCTGCGTCGGTGGCCTTTTTATTTGAGGTGGCTATGAAACACCAATATCGTGTGCTCATCGAAACAATCATCGAGAAGAAAAAAAAGCTCGCTACCGCAGTCGCCATGAAGCACGACGCTGAGCAAGCCTTGATGCAGGCAAACGGCTACGTGGACCTCAATACAGCCAGCCTCGACGTAAGCGAACAAGCGCTCCGCGAGCTCGAAGTATCGATCTTTGGATTAGAAGCCCAGGGTTGACTCTAGTACGCCCGGCCATTCTAGTGGGCCTTTCGTGGCCTTCTGGCGATTGTCTACATCGATAACGACCATGATATCTTTTGTTGAATTGAAGTCACTGCCGAGGTACAGATCACTGCATAAGCCTTGCGCCGTGTTCACGGCCTTCAATATATAAAACGAGGAGGTCTCGTCCCACACGGCTCCGCTGCTACCTGCAATCGCAACCACTTTTGATTTAAAAGATTCATATCTTTGTTGATAACTTTCATCGCTCTTGATCCGAAAACTAATAATGAAGTGAGTCATTTTACGCTCCATTGAGTTGTTGAATTCCAACAATATCACAATTGCCAAATGCATAATAGGTGCCGCATGTCGCTACTCGCGTTGATGCTGATCCTGTTCAGCGCCGACAAGCCCGCACCACTTTCCAGCGCGCCGCGCGCGCCCACCAGCACCTGGCCATACCCATGTGGCACAGTCCTGCCCGCAGCAAGCGATGGCAGCACGGCCTAAGACCATCTGCCGCAAGGTGGCGTGTGGCGCCCTGGTCGATGAACCAGGCTACTGCGCGAAGCACGCCCAGCAGGCCGTGGGCTGGAACCGCTCGCACGGCGACAAGAGCAGCAGCGAGCGTGGGTATGGCGCCGCATGGCGCAAGCGCCGTGAGCGTGTCCTGATGCGCGACTGTGGCCTGTGCCAGATCAAAGGACCCCACTGCACGACGATTGCCCGCGAGGTCGACCACAAGGTCAACAAGGAGCACGCGCGCGCCCTGGGATGGACGGAAGATCAGATCGAGGACGAATCGAACCTGCAGTCGGCCTGCCCGAGCTGTCACGCCGAGAAGACGCAGACGGAAAGGGGAGGGCGGGTCGAAAGTCTGGGCCGCACGCGCGTAGGACCGACTGGGTAACCCTTTTTTTATTTCCACAAAATTCGTGTTTTGGATTTCCGGCCATGAGCAGACCTCGCACCCCCTCGAACGTGCTCGATGCGCGCGGCGCGTTTAAGAAAAATCCGAACCGCGCGCGCCCGGATGAGCCCAGTTCGGAGGGGGAAATCGGCGATCCGCCGGAGCGTTTTACGGAAGATCAGCGCGCCGCCTGGGGGGATTTTGCACGGACGTGTCACGCCGGCGTGCTCGGTGGCGCCGACCGCATAGCGCTGGAAATCGCCGCGGTGCTGCTGGCGGATTTCCGGGTGAACCCGGCGGACTTTCCGGCGGCCAAGCTGGCCCGGCTCGATTCATTGCTTGGCCGATTCGGCATGACGCCGTCGGACCGGTCGAAGGTGAAGGCACCGAAAAAGGAAGCAGCGAACGCATTCAAAAAGCTTGTAAAGAAGCGAGGCGCTGCGTGATACATGGCAAATCCCCACGTCACAGCTGCGAATCGCTACGCCCGCGAGGTGGTAGCGGGGAAAATCGACGCGTGTAAGTGGGTAAAACTGGCATGCCAGCGGCATTTAACCGACCTTGAGAAGAGCAAGAAGACTCGCGCCAAGTACAAATTCGACGTCGCTGACGCCCAGTCGGTGTGCGAATTCATCGAATTACTGCCCCATACCAAGGGTAAATGGGCTCAAAAAAAGGAGTTGATTGTCCTGCGGCCGTGGCAGGCATTCATTTTCTGCGTGCTCTTTGGTTGGAAGCACCGGAAGAACGGGCGGCGCCGCTACCGCAAGGCCTACATCGCCGTGCCCCGGAAGAACGGCAAGTCGATCATCGCGGCCGGCATCGGGCTCTACATGTTCGCTGCGGACGGCGAGTTCGGCGCCGAGGTCTACTCGGGCGCGACCACCGAGAAGCAAGCGTGGGAGGTGTTCCGGCCCGCGCGCCAGATGCTCGAGCGCACGTCGGAGCTGCGTGAGCTAATCGGCGCGGAAGTGTGGGCCAAGGCACTGGTGACGCCCGAGGATGGTTCGCGATTCGAGCCAGTCATTGGCAAACCTGGTGATGGCTCGTCGCCTTCCTGCGCGATCGTGGACGAATACCACGAGCACGACACCAGCGACCTGGTCGACACCATGGAAACCGGCATGGGCGCGCGCGATCAGCCGCTACTGCTGGAGATCACGACGTCCGGATTCAACATCGCGGGCCCGTGTTTCGACCAGGAGAGCGACGCAAAGCGAGTGTTGGAGGGCGTGCTTGAGGACGAAGAGCTGTTCACCATCATCTATTCGATCGACGAGGATGATAAGTGGGACGCGCCGGCGGCGCTACGCAAGGCGAATCCGAACTACGGCGTGTCGGTGTCCGAGGATTTTCTCCTTAGCCAGCAGCGCCAGGCGGTGCAAAGTGCATCGAAGCAGACCCGGTTCAAGACCAAGCACCTGAACATTTGGTGCGCGGCCAAGTCGGCTTGGCTGAATCTACTGGAGTGGGGCAAGTGCGCTGACCGCAAGTTGCGTCCGGAGCAATTCAAGGGCGAGCGCTGCTACCTGACGCTGGATCTGGCCAGCCGGTCGGACGTGTGCGTGATCATGCTGATGTTCGTGCGGATCATCGACGGCAAGCAGCATTTCTACCTGTTCGGCAGCTACTACCTGCCGGAAAGCGCGATCGAGGGTGACACGAAAAACCAAAACACCTATCGGAAGTGGGTGATCGAAGGATTCCTGCAGCAGCACGATGGCGCCGAGATCGACTTCGATCTGATCGAGGAGGACACGCTGGCGCTGGTGGCTGAATATGGACCGGACGAAGTGGTGTTCGACCCATACCGCGCGGCGCAGCTGGAGCAGAGGCTCACCAAAAACGGAGTCCTCGCGGTCGAGTTGGGGCAGACGGTCAAGAACTTGTCGCTCCCGATGAAGGAATTCGAGGCCGCCGTGAAGGCCGGCCGCGTGCATCACGATGGCAACCCGGTGCTCACCTGGATGGCGTCGAACGTGGTAGCCAAGTTGGACGCGAAGGACAATATTTATCCTCGCAAGGAAAAGCCCCACCAGAAAATCGACGGCATCCTTGCGTCGCTCATGGGTGTTGCCCGCGCCATTTCGGGCGCGGAACAAGACGGGAATCTCGATGACTTCATTAACGCACCGATCAGCACATGAACCTGCTTAACTCGATTGGCTCATGGTTCACCGGCCGGTGGCTGGGGCGCGGCGGCGCCATATCCGAGTCCCCGGGGCCGCAGATGCCAGTACCCGGGACCTCGCTCATTCCTGGCCTTGCAAACGTGGGCGTCGACGGCGCCCTGCAGATCAGCACGATCTGGGCTTGCATCGACCGCCGCGCTACGACGGTGGCCAGCTTGCCGTACTTCGTCTACCAGCAATCGGGTGGGGAAAAGACATTGGCGCGCAGCAGCCGGTTATACCAGCTGCTGCACGACTCCCCCAACAGCCGCATGACGCCGTTCGAATTTTGGCGCGCCATGATGATGAATCACGACCTGCGCGGCCGCGCCTACGCGCGCATCGATAGGGATGCACAAGGGGAGGCCCTTGCGCTGTGGCCGATGCCGTCGGACCAGACCGAGAGCCGGGTGCTGCCGGACGGGTCCATGGTCTACCTGTATTCCTTCGGCAATGACATCGCGGTGCTGGACGCATCGAGCGTTTTGCATATCAAAAATCTGGGCAACGGGACGGAAGGGCTGGCGAAGCTGGAGTTCATGCGCGCCACGACGGACGAGGCGGCAAAGGCCCAGGGCGCGGCCAGCAGCCTGTTCGCGTCGGGTGGCAAGCCAACCGGCATCCTGATGGTGGACAAGGTGCTCAACGCCGAGCAGCGTGCCGCAGTCAAGCGCAACTTCCTGGAGATGGCCGAGGGTAGCACCTCGCGCCTGCACGTCCTGGAGGCCAACATGAAGTACGAGGCGCTTTCCCTGTCGCCCGAGCAGATGCAGCTGTTGGCCACCCGGAATTACGGCGTAGAGGAACTGTGCAGGTGGTATGACACGCCGCCGGTGCTCGTGCATCACGCGAACGTCACCGCGTGGGGCACCGGCATCGAGCAGATCGTCCAGGGCTTTTACACCATGGCGATCCGTCCGATGCTGATCAACATCGAGCAGGCGGTGCGCAAGCGCGTGATGACCCCGCGCCAGCGCGCCACCATGGTGGCCGAGTTCAGCCTGGATGCGCTGTTGCGGGGCAATCCGAAAGACCGGGCGGACATCAACGCCAAGAACGTGCAAAACGGCCTCAAGACCCGCGCGGAAATCCGCCAGCTTGAGGGTGATCCATTCATTCCAGGCACCGACGTGCTGACGGCCCAGAGCAACCTAGTGCCGCTGGATATGCTGGGCAAGATCAAGCCCGCGTCAGGCGGCAGAGGCGACGACATTGCGCAATAACGAGGAAACGATCATGGAACACAAGCTGCTCGCACTGACCGCTGTGCAACTGAAGATGGCGGAGGATGGTGGTACCTTCACCGGCTACGCCTCCACCTTCGGAAATGTCGATTCCTATGGCGACACGATCGTCAAGGGCGCCTACGCGGACACGCTCAAGGTGAATGGCATGCCGAAGATGTTCTTCAACCACAATAGCTACCAAGTCCCGATTGGCAAATGGACCAAGGCTATCGAGGACGACTACGGCCTGCTGCTGACCGGCGAATTCACGCCCGGTAACCAGCTGGCCCAGGAGGTCCGCGCTGCGCTGCTGCACGGCACGCTCGATTCCATGTCGATCGGCTACAGCCTGACCAAAGGCGACTACGACGAGACGTCCGGCGGGCGCACGATCAAAAAAGTATCGCGCCTGGCCGAGACCTCCATCGTGACATTCCCCGCTGATAAGTTCGCCCGGGTGGACCAGGCCAGCGTGAAGTCGCTCAACGACGAGATCATGCAGATCGAAACGATCCGAGATTTTGAATACTTCTTGCGGGATGCAAGCGGGTTCAGCAAAGGGGCGGCGCAAGCGTTGACCGCCCGCGCCAAAATCCTGTTCGGCGTGCGGGATGCCGCCGGCCAGGACGAGGCGAAGCAAGCGGCAGCGATTCTGGATCGACTCCAGCGCATAGCCGCATAGACGCGCATTCCGCAAACCACCGCCGCCTACGGGCGGCTTTTTTCATTAGAGGGCCACATGAAACACAAAAAATACTTCGGCGTTCCGCTGCGCGGCATCCTGCTGCTGAGCTTCGCGGCCATCCTGTGCGGCGCACAGGCGGCCGGCATCGACGTCCCTGCACTGCTGGGCCATGACGCGGCCGGTGTCGTCGGCCTGTCGGCGCTGCTGGTCACCGGCGAGATCGACGGCACGGCGATCATGAAGGCGCTGGATGGCGTGGAGATCAAGCTGAAGGACATGTCCACCAAGGCCGAGGCTGAGATGCAGAGCCTGGGGAAGGTCTCGACCGAAACCAAGACCGCGATCGATAACCTGGGCATCGAACAGCGCACGCTGGCTGACCGGTTGCTCGCCGTGGAGCAGAAAGCCTCCGCGCCAGCCGATGACAAACCAGCGGCGGAGAGCTGGGGCGAGCAGTTTGTGAAGGGCGCCGGTTACACCGACTTCCAGAAGAAGACCAGCCGCGGCTCGTATGGCCTGGAGGTGAAGAACACGGTCACCAACGCGATCGGCAACACGTTCAGCGAGCGCCGCCCCGGCATCGTGGAAGGCGCGTTCCGCGTCTTCACCATCGAGGACCTGCTGGTTTCCATCCCGACCTCGTCGAATGCCATCGACTGGGTGCGCGAAAACGTGTTCACCAATGGCGCGACCGAGGCGACTGAGGGCACGCAGATCGGTCAGTCCAGCATCACCTTCACGCCAGGCACCATGCCGGTGCAGAACATCGCGCACTTCATCAAAATCACGCGTCAACTGGCGATGGACAACGCAGCCCTCGCGGCTTACATCAACCGTCGCATGGTTTATGGCGTGAACCTGCGCGTCGAAAACCAGCTGGTGTCCGGCAACGGCACCACGCCAAACCTGAGCGGCCTGACCAATGCCGGCAACTTCACCGCGCACGGTTACACGGCAGCCAGCCTGACGGCCCTGAGCCTGTCGCCGACCAACCGTTTCGACCTGATCGGCAAGATGATCGGCGACTGCGCGCTGGCCGATTACCCTGCGGACGTCGTCGTGCTGAACACTGCGGACTGGTGGACGCTGCGCCTGACCAAGGATAGCCAGGGCCGCTACATCCTGGGCGACCCGGGCTCCGCTGTGCCGCCGGTGCTGTTCGGCCTGCCTGTGGTGGCCAGCAACGCGATGGTCGCTGACACCGTTTGGGTGGGCAGCTTGTCGCAGGCGGCCACGTTGCACATCCGCGAAGGCATCGCGCTGGATCTCTCGGACTCGGACGAGAACAACTTCCAGCTCGGCCTGGTGAGTGTGCGTGCGATGCGTCGTGCTGCGCTGACCGTGGAAAAACCCGCTGCTGCGCGTTACGGCGACCTGACTCCGGCATAACCACCGGCCGGGCGGGCAGGCCTCGCCCGGCTTGTAAGGAGATTTCATGGAACTGGTAGAAATTGAGATCACCGGCCAGGTGATCACCGCGCAGTACGGCACGCTGAATTCAGGCGCGGTGCTGCGGACCAGCGCGGAGTTCGCGAAGCACCTGATAGACGACTGCGGCGCGGCCAAGTATCGCGGCGCCGACGCGAAACAGGTGGAACGCGCGCCCACCGTGGCTGAACTGCTGGCGGCCCGCGACGTGCTGCAGGTCCGTGAGCGCGAGTTGGACGAGCGGGCCCGGCGCCTGGATGAACAGGAGGCGGCGAACGTCGCCGAGGCTGCCCGGCTTGCTGAGCAGGTCGCCGCCAACGCTGCTGAAGCCCAGCGCCTGGCCGGCGAGGCAGGGAAAGCTGCAGCCGCACCAGCCGACGGCCCCGCAGCCAAGGCCGGTAAAGCCGGCAAATGATATGTCCTCCGTGCCGGCCTGCCTCTACGGCTGGCGCGAGGTCGCTACCGATCCACCACCGATCGGCGTGCAAGTACTAGGCCTGTGTTCGTACACCGGCTGGCGCGGCGTCACGGTGCTCCGCGACGATATTTTCCTGCGGCTCTGGGACAACTGGTACATCAACCACCCGACGCACTGGCAGGAATTGCCGCCCGCTTTACCACTCACGCCAGAACCGCCAGCGATGGCGCCGATTATTTGACCACGCTGAAGGTAAATTATGTCAGCAAGACTGATCACGCCGCCGGTCGAAATGGCGGTCACGCTGGATGCGGCTCGCGATGCGGCGCGCGTCAACGGCAACGACTTGGATGAAATGATCGAGATCCAGGTGCGCGCCATCACGGAGGACGCCGAGCACTTGACTGGTCGCGCGTTTATCACGCAGACCTGGCGGGTGACGCTGAACGGCTTCCCGTCCGCGATTCGGCTGCCGGCGCCGCCGGTGTCGGCGGTCAGCAGCGTGAAGTACTGGGATGTCGATGGCGTGGAGCAGACCCTGGACCTCAGTGATTACATGGTTGACGCGGTCAGCGAGCCCGGCCTCATTGTGCCGGCGCCGGGCAGGGCATGGCCATCGACCGCTAGCCGGATCAACGCGGTCACCGTCGATGTCGTGTGCGGCTACGGCCCGACCGACGCGACGACGCCAGCGAGCGTCAAGGCATACATCCTGGCTAAGGTTCAGGAATTCTTTGCACCGGCTGGCACGCCGGAATCCCCGTACTTGGTCTGCCTGCTTGACCGTTTCAAGATGTACGGTTAATGGTTGCGCCATTTAAGTGTGACGAGAAGGTCACGATCGAGCGACTGGTGGACACGGCGCCTAGCTACGGCGCGCCGGGCGATACCTGGGAACCGGTGGCCGCCCGCATCTGGGCGAACGTGCAGGACGTTCTACCGAGCCGTGGCGGCGCGGAATCGACCGCAGACGGGCTGCGAGTGGGTATTCAGCGGTCGCGACTACGGATCCGCAACAACAGCACCATCACGGCCACTATGCGCGTCACGCTGCACGGCCACAGCGACCGAGTCATGCAGATCATCGCTGGGCCGAGCTTGATGGACGACCGCGTGCACACCGAATTTATTCTGGAGTCTTACTCTTCATGAGCGATGAAAATATTTTCGGTGGCCGCGAGCTGGATGCTTTCCTGCAAACGCTCCCAGTCAAGATCGAAAAAAACATCATGCGCGCCGCGTTGCGCGCAGGGGCAGCTGAATTTCGCGATGCAGTCAGGGCTGGAATTAATGACGAGACTGGCGAGCTCAGCAAAAGCGTCAAGACTTCCACTAGCGCGAAGGGTGGTCGGGTCATGGCGAAACTGCGCGTAGGGAACAAGAAGGCTTGGTACGGCCGCTTGGTTGAGTTCGGCACTAAGGCGCACAAGATTGTTCCCAAAAAAGCGGGATCGCTTTCATTTAACGGTATTCAGGTGCGCGAAGTGAGTCACCCTGGCGCGAAGCCATCCCCTTTTATGCGACCAGCCTTTGACAGCAAGGCTTCGGCCGCGATCACAGCGGTGGGACAGAAAATCCGCAGTCGCCTGACTGCCGAGGGCATCAATACGCCGGCGCCGGAGGTTGAGTGAGCGCGGTAAGGGCAATCTGGGAGCTGCTAAATGGTAGCGCGCCGGTGACTGTGATCTGCCCCGCGCGGAACATCGTCGCCGGCGTAGCGCCCCAAGGGATCGTTTTGCCGGCGATGTCTATCACCCACATCAGTACGGTGCCGGTCGCTCGCATCGACGCTTATGCCGAATTCAACCTGGCTACGAGTCGCGTCCAAGTCACCGTGATCGCGAAAGACCACGTCGGCGCCGAGGATCTGATAGACGTCGTGCGGAAAGCATGCAACTACCAGCGCGGCACGCTCGGCGGGCTCTCCGTAGTGAGCATCGTACGCGACACGGTCGGCCCGGCGTTTGCGAATGATGACGCCAAGATTCATTTCCAATCCATCGACTTCAAAGTCACGTACCACGAGCCGAACTAGCAGCAACAAATCTCCAACCCGCCCGCACAGCATCCGCTTGCGGGCTTTTTTTTCGTCCAAAGGAAAGTTATGGGAACCGCAAGCGGAATCTACAAGCAGGTCAGCTACAAGGAAGAAGTCACCTACGGCGTGGTGCCGGCCGCTGCGGCCGCCCAGGCTATCCGTCGTGTCACGTCGTCACTCGATATGACAAAGGACACCTACCAGTCTAACGAGATCCGCACTGATTTTCAAATCGCGGACTACCGCCATGGCCAGCGCAAGGTGGGCGGAGCGATCAACGGCGAGCTTTCGGCCAAGACCTACTCCGACTTCATGGCTGCGGCGCTGAAAAAAGCGTTTGCGGCCACGGCGGCGATAACCGGAGCGTCGATCACGATCGCCGGCACGGCGGGTGCCTACACCATCACGCGTGCGGCAGGCTCGTTCTTGGCCGATGGCGTCAAGGTGGGTGACGTGGTGCGCCTCACGGCGGGCACGTTCAACGCGGCCAACCTCAACAAGAACGTCATGGTCACAGCCGTGGCTGCTCTGGTTCTCACCGGCCTGGTGCTGAACGCAACCGCATTGGTTCCTGAGGGTCCGATCGCTACCGCGACTGTGACCGTCGTAGGGAAAAAGTCCCTAGTTCCGCAGACTGGCCACACCGACAAATCGTTCTCCATCGAGCACTGGTATCCGGACGTGCCGACGAGCGAAGTGTTCAGTGGCTGCAAGGTATCCAAGATCGGCCTGTCGCTGCCACCCACCGGCATGGCCACCTGCAATATCGAGTTCATGGGTAAGGACGTGACCACCAGCGCGGCCCAGTACTACACCAGTCCAACGGCGATAACCACCACCGGCACCATGGCGTCGGTCAACGGGGTGTTGCGCATCGCCGGCGCGACCGTCGCGAACGTCACTGGTTTGACCATCGACATCGCGGCTGCGCAGAGTGGCGAGCCAACAGTCGGCTCCAATACGGTTGCTTTCCAGGCCGCCGGCCGCGTGGCGGTCACCGGCCAGATCACTGCCACGTTCGATTCGACCACATTGCGCGATGCATTCCACAACGAGACCGAAATCAGCCTGTACGCGGCCTTCACTGCTGACAACAGTGCATCTGCTGACTTCATCGCCTTCAGCCTGCCTCGCATCAAGGTCGGTGGCGCGTCGAAAGACGATGGTGAAAAGACGATCACGCAGACCTTCCCGTTCCAGGCTCTGCTCAACCTTGTCGGCGGCGCCGCGCTGGCCACCGACCTGACCACCATCAGCATTCAAGATTCTGCGGCTTGACGCTTTCGTGCGCGGATAGGCCGACGGGCCGAAAAGTGGCGTGTACACCTGCGCCGCCTGCCGTTCACCTTTTTCAGGTGCGGAGAGTGAAGATGAATCAGATTCCAGTGCTTAATTTTCAAGACTTCATCGCGGCAGATGGTGATGATCTTACGACAACATCGCTTCATGTGGCTGCTGCTTTCGGCAAGCGACACGACCACGTGCTGCGCGACATTCGCGCACTGATGGCCGAATTGCCGGATGAGGACCGTCTACCCAACTTTGGGGAGACGGTTGAAATGCGTCTGAACCCGAGTGGCGGGGCGCTTATTCCATCGGCGGTTTTTACTATCAGCCGGGACGGCTTCACCCTGCTGGCAATGAGCTTCACGGGCAAGAAGGCGCTTGCATTCAAGTTGGCATACATCAAGGCCTTTAACGCGATGGCGGCTTACATCAAGAACCAACGCGAAGGCCTGCATTACCAGTGCATGGCGAAGGAATTGGAGTGCAAGGACAGCGCGCGCCGTGGCAGTTTTCACGGCAAAGGTCTGAACCAGCGAAAGCAGGAAAAACCACGGCTCGAATCTGAACTGACAGCGCTACTCGATCAAGCGCAAAAACCACTCCGCTTCAACTGACCCGGCATCGCGCCGGGTTTTCTTTTTGGCGCAAGCCACCCCAGCACCGACTGGCCTGCTGTCGTCCTTTCGCGGGACGCGGCGGGCCAGCACGGGCATTTTTATCACTTCCGCGAAAGAAGCATATGCAAACTGAAAAAGAACTGAGCAACTTGGCATTCAAGCTGATCAACAATCTGGACCTGGACGATTACGAGGACATCGCCGCCGGCAAACTGGTGCTGTTGAATCCCAAGACCAACGAGCCAACCACCTCTTTCATCGACCTGGCCAGCCCTGAACACCAGGCCCGGAAACGCATCGATCTGGCGCGCACGCGCAAGTTGCGCAGCGAATACTCGCAGACCGGCAAGGTGCCGAGCACCGATCCTGTGGACGACATCGAAGAGGAAACCGACTACCTTGTCGCCGCGACGCTGGGCTGGAATCTGACGCAGGGCGGCGCCCCGGTCGAATTCTCGGCCGATGCCGCTCGCAAGCTGTACACGGATCCGAAGAAGCAGTGGGTGCGCGCCCAAGCTCTGGCCGGCCTGCGCAAGACCGAGCTTTTTATCAAAACCTCCGCAAAAGCCTAACGGAGTGCTGCCGCGCCGAGTATGAGCTGTCGGCGCGGCAAGGCGACGGCGCGAGCTTGCGAACCCACCTCCAGCGGCTCGCGAAGAACACCGGCAAGGTCGACCCGCGGCTGAACATCGCATGGCCCGCACTGGGTCTACCGATTTGGGATGCGTTCCGTCGGCTGGGCCGACCGCCATCCATGGGCGGCGTCGAGGCGATCACTAATCAAGAAATCCAAGCCTATCAAAACGTGTACGGGGTTCGGTTCACCGCGTGGGAGCTCGATGTGATCGACATGTTCGACAACATCGCGCTCGAAATCCTCAATAAGAATTAAAGGGTGGCACATGATCGTTGGCGACATGGAAATCCGGCTGCGCGCCGACATCGCGCGACTGCAGCGGGACATGGACCAAGCGCGCCAGGTCGTCAACACGACCGCTGGCGCGGTGAGCCGAGCGGCCGACTTGATGAAGGGAGCCTTGGCCGCTATCGGTATTGGCGCGGGTATCTCCGAAATCATAAGGATGTCGGACCAGTACACGAAGTTCACTGCGCAATTGCGGCTAGCTACGCAATCGCAGCGCGAGTACGTAGCCGCCTACGGCGACGTGAAGCGAATCGCCAATTCCGCGCAGCAGGACCTGGGGGCTACCGGCGCGCTCTATGCCCGTATAGCCAATGGCACACGCGAGCTCGGGATCAGCCAGAAGCAGGTGGCGGACATCACCGAGACCGTGAACCTATCCCTCAAGGTCTCCGGCGCCACGGCGGCTGAATCGGCGTCGGCGCAACTGCAGTTGTCGCAAGCATTCGCGTCCGGCACTCTGCGCGGCGAGGAGTTCAACGCGGTCAACGAGGCCGCGCCGCGCCTGATGAAGGCGCTGGCCGATGGCCTTGGCGTGCCGATTGGCGCGCTCAAGGAAATGGCGTCGAATGGTGAAATCACATCAAAGGTCATGGCCGAGGTATTGCCCAAGGCTTTGCAGCAGGTCCGTGAAGAGAGCAAGCATATCGAGACGATCGGCGGCGCATTCACCGTACTGAAAAACAACGTCATGGAATTCACGGGTGTGCAAGCCCAGGCGAACGGAACTGTTGCGGTGCTCACAACTGGCATTGGTCTGCTGGCTGACAATCTCCGTTTGGTGGCCGGGGTACTGGCTACGCTAGGCGCCGTAAAACTGGCGACAAATTTGGCCGAATGGACAAAAAACACATACGAGAGGATAGCCGCAGCGCAAGCCGAAGTGGCCGCGCTGAACGCCAGTCGCACCGCCAATATCGCGGCGGCAGAAGCTGAACTGGCGCACACCACGGCGAGGATCGCGCAAACGCAGGCCGCGCGAGCAGGACTGACGATCACGCAGGAAAACGTGGTGCTTACGCTCAGGCAGGCCAACGCAAACATCGCTTCGGCAGAAGCGGCGGTGGCGGCGGCTTCAGCTGCTGGAGCGCAGAGCTTCGCGCTCCGTGTGCTGCGTGATGCCACGAAAGAACTGGCAGTGGCCGAGACGATCCGCGCGGCTGTGCTAGCGGAATCCGCCGCACTAGACAGGGCGAAGATCGCGGCATCGGCGCAGATAGTCACGGCGACGGCAGCACAGGCGGCGGCGCAAACCGCATTGAACGCTGCCAATTCGGTAGGCGTTGCCAGCACCGGTCTTGCTACGCGTGCGCTAGGCCTTTTGGGCGGCCCTATCGGCCTTGTGATTACGGTGCTGGGCTTGGCCGCGACCGCATGGAGCGTATGGGGGTCTACCAGTGGAAAGGCTAACGCACAGGCTACGGAAGCGACGGAAGCCAGCACTGCGGAGATCGTGGCACAGGTGCAAAAGCAGATCGATGTGCTGGAGAGGCGTAACGCTCTCGCCGCAAAAGGTATCCCGACCACGAAACGGGAAACCCCGGCAGACAACAAGTTGGCCGAAGTGCTGGCACAAGTTGACAAGGTAGCCAAGGGTGAGGGGGAGTTCGCGAACCTATCACTGGAAGCGCGTACTGACATCCTGAAGGTGCTAGGCGGCCAGTACGGCGAGCTGACGGCGGTAGTTGAAAGGTACAACGCAGCAGTGGCTGCTGGCGTCGGCGGAACACCTGAAGCAAAAGCACTGGTGGCGGTGCGCGAACGCCTGACTGGTGTGAATCAGCAGTACTTGAAAGACCTCAAGACCCTGCAGGATGCGCGTGCCGTGGGCGCTGTAGGAGAGAAGGAGTACATCGCGCTCGCGTCCCAGCTGGCCACTGAAACGTGGAAAAGCTCCGATGCAGGGAAGGCGGCCGTGGGCGCTGCTAACAAGGAAACGGAGGCCTACGGCACGCTTATCACGTCCATCCGCGAAGCGATTGAAACGAACAAGCTGGAACTGGTGACGGGCGAGAACGCCACGGCCAGCCAGAAGGCGCGCGCCAAGCTGGATCAAGAACTGGCCAGCGGCAAGCTGAAGCTGTCCGCCGGCCACTTGGCCGTCGCGCGGGCCGCGCTGGACGAGCAGGCCGCCACGGAGCAGCTGTTGAAGACGCAGCAGATCGAGAAAGACATTTCGAAGTTCCGCGAGCAAGGCATCGAAGCCAGCCTGGCCGCCACCGGCGCGCTGGAGATCGAGGCGGCCACCTATGGCAAAGTATCGGACGCGCGCGATATCGCCAATGTTGCTCTCAAGGTGAATGTGGATCTGGAGAAATTCCTGGACACGCAGCGCGAGGCCGGCAAAGCGCTATCGGATGAGCAGATCGACCAATTGCGCGCCGAGGCAAAAGTACGTACCCAGGTCGAACAGGCCACGCTGGCGCAGAGCAAAGCGTACGGCTACGCCACGCAGCTGGCCACCGAGAACAAGCGCTTCGCCGCTGAATATATTCTCGATGAAAAAGCGCGCGCCGCCGCGCTACTGGCCATCGATGCCGATACTTGGCAGCAGCGCATCGCTCTCACGGCCGAGGGTTCGGACGCCCGCAAAAAGCTGGAGGGCGAATACGCGACCTGGTACGCGAATCAGCTGGCCAAGCCGGAGCTCGACAAACACAAGCAGTTCTGGGAAAGCATCGACCGTACCGCGCACGACACGTTCGTGAGCATCATGGATGGCAGCAAGGATACGGCCACGCGCCTGCGCGACACCTTCAAAAATATCTTCTTTGACTGGCTGTATCAGATGACGCTGAAGAAGTGGATCTTCAATGTCGGCAGCAGTTTTAGTCCGGGCGACGTGGCGAGCGGCGTGGCCGGCGGCATAGGCGGTGCAGCTTCCGGCGCTGGCAGCGCTTTCAGCGCTTTCAGCAGCGTATCGAATCTGTACTCCGCCGGCAAAACAATTTACAGCGGCTTCCAGTCAGGGATCGCGGGTAGTCTCGGCACCGGTATTTCGTCGATCGGATCGATGGTAGGATCGGAATCTCTGTATGGATTCGGCGCAGGCATGCAAGGCGCGAATTCGCTAGCTGGCAGCACGGCTCTGTCCATGGGTACTTCCGGCGCAAGTGCAGGCGCCAGCGCGGCAGCCGCGATCCCGATCATCGGCTGGATTATCGCCGGCATGTCCGCCGCCAATGGTTTTCGGAAGGAGGGGTTTGATCCGAACAACGGCACCACCAACGCGCTCGGCCAAATGGTGGGCGCCGTGCCGCTATTGCTCAACAAAGGGCTGCAGTCGCTCGGCGTCGGCTCGTCGCTGGCGAACATCCTTACCGGCGCCAGCATCAACACCAAGCTTTTCGGCAGGGCCAATCCGGTCGCGGAGCGCCAGGGCATGCAGGGCACCATCACGGCCGGCGGCGTGAATGCGGAAAACTACGCGGATATTTTGGAGAAGGGCGGATGGTTCCGCTCGGACAAGCGGTACACCAAAACTGCGGCCATTGATCAAGGAACGGACGCAACATTCGATTCGACCATCCAAGCGATGGCAGCCACCATTAAGGGGTTCGGTCAGGCGATGGGCATCGAGGCGGCGCAGATCGATTCCTATTCGAAGTCGTTCAAGCTGGAATTCACGAGCGACGACGCGAAAAATCAAGAACTGGTGGCAAAGCTGTTCAGCGATGTCGGCGACGAGATGGCAAACAACCTTGTGCCGAATCTCGCAGCCTTTGCCGTTAAAGGTGAGGCGGCCAGCACCACGCTGCAGCGCGTAGCAGGCGACTTCCTGGTGGTGCAGGGGGCACTGGATGCGCTTGGCGTCACCTCGCAGCAGGCATTCGGCGCCGTGGGTGTGGCCTCACTTGCCGCGCGTGAGAAGCTGCTGAAGTTCGCCGGCGGCGCCGATGCCCTGGTAGCCGGCGTGAACTATTTCACGCAGAATTTCCTATCCGCCGCCGAGCAGCTCGCGCCGGTGCAAAAGCAAGTCACCGAGCAGTTGGCTGCGCTGGGTTATTCGCAACTCAAGACCGTCGACGGCTACAAAAAGGCGGTGCTGGATCTTGCGTCATCCGGCAAGTTGGCCACCGAGAGCGGCGCGCAGACCTACGCCGCCTTGCTGGCACTGGCGCCCGCATTCAAGACTGTCACCGATGCGACGAACGAAGCACAGCGCGATATGCTTGCGCAGCGTGCCGATCTGCAAAAGCAGCTCAACGACCTGACCAAGACCAGCACCGAGCTTCTAGCCGACCAGCGCGCCGCACTCGACATCAGCAACCGCGCCCTGTTCGACCAGGTGCAAGCGGTCAAGGCCGCCAAGGACGCGCTATCCTCCGCCTACCAGCGCGAGCGCGGCGAGATTGCTGCGACGACGGACCGCATGGCAGCCTACGCCACCAGCCTGAGCAATTTCCGCAGTGGGCTGACGCTGGGCAGCCTGTCCACCCTGTCGCCTGAGCAGAAATATGCTGAGGCGGCGGCGCAGTTCAAGCAAACGCTCGCCGAGGCGCGCTCTGGCGATGCGACGGCCCAGGGGAAAATCGAGAGCGTCGCCACGGCATTCTTGACCGCCTCCCAGATGGCGAACGCGTCCGACAGCAAATACCAGAATGATTTCTCGATGGTCCAGCAGGCGATGGGCGACATGCAGAACGCAGCTGCGGCCCAGGTCGATGTCGGCCAGGCCAGTCTGGCGGCGCTTGATAAGCAGGTGTCCGGCCTGCTCGACATCAACGCGAGCATTAACGCCGGGACGCTGAGTGTGACGCAGGCAATCAACGCCTGGAGGTTGGCTGGCGGGCCGATCCTCGCCAGCAGCGCGCATATTGATGGCTCGCACGCTGGTGGTCTGGCCCGCGTGCCGTTCGACGGCTACATCGCCGAACTGCACAAGGGTGAGCAGGTGTTGACCGCGAATGATGCGATCAACTACCGCAGCATGGGCCGCTTAGATATGGCCCCACTGGTCGCTGAGGTCAAAGCACTGCGCGCCGAAGTGTCCGCACTGCGCGCCGACAACGAGCGCCAGGCCGGCCAAACCGCTGCCGTCACCCTCGCCGCGGCCGAGCGCAACGGCGACAAGGTGGCTGCGTCCAACGTCGAGGCGGCACGCGCCGCCACATGGGCGCAGCAGCAGCAGAGCAAAACAGTAATCGCATAGTCACCAATCCCCTCACAAAGCCAGCCTAACCCGCTGGCTTTTTTTACGTCTGCAAAAAACATGACCATCACGAACGCCCAATACAGCGCCTGGTTGGCTGATCCAAGCGCTGTGCGCTGCCTGTTGTTTGAGGTCGGCTGCAATTCGGGCGGCTCCGAGATTACGCGCTACTTGTCCACCACCGGCTATACCACCGGCGCGGCCGAGACGCCTGCCAATACGACATATCTCGGCATCGGCAGCGGCGGCCTGACCATCACTGAATCGGTGTCACTCACCGGCGAGGCGAGTCTGACCATCGGTGACATCAAGGTGAGCAACGTGGCCGGCGAGCGTGACAGCTGGCTAAATGATGTCTGGGCCAACCGCCCGGCCAACGCGTTCTTGGGCGATGTGCGCTGGGCGCGCGCCGACTTTCGCGCCGTGTTCGCCGGCATCTTGGCCGACATCGGCAGCCAGGACCGCGGCACGCTGAACTTGATCTTGTCGAACAAGCTGCAGCGCCTGAACACGGCCGTCACCGACACCAAACTGGGCGGCATCGCCAGCTATGCGCAGTCCGGCACCACCGTCACGATCACCAAGCCCGCCCACGGCCGCAACGTCGGCAGCCCGGTCGAAGTCCACCCAACCAGCGGCACGGCGGTGGCCGGCACCTACACGGTCCTGGCTACGCCCACCGTCGATACCTTCACCTATACCGCCCTGACCAGTTTGACCACCAGCGGATCGATGACACTGGGCGGCGTCAACGCCGACAACATCATCCCGCAGGCATTCGGCGAGGTCCACAACATCACGCCGTTGCTGGTCGATGGCCGGGTGCTCGAATACCAGTACCACGGCGGCGCCACTCAGCAGGCTATTGAGGTGCGCGACAACGGCAAGCCAGTCACGGCGGCGGTGACGAGCAGCACCGGTAAGTTCCGTCTGCAGGCCGCTCCTGCGGGCGCGATCACCTGTAGCGTGCAGGGCGACAAACCGAGCACCGGCTATACCAACACCGTCGCGGGCATCGTGCAGCGCATCGTGACCGGCTACGGCGTGGCAGCGACGCGCTTCACCACCGCCGATCTCGACACGGCCAGTCTGGCCGCATTCGACGCGGCGCACCCGCAGCCGGTGGGCTTGTACCTGACCGACCGCAGCAACATCTTGGCCGCCTGTCAGCAACTGGCGGGCACGCTGGGCGCGCAGTTGGTGCCGACGCGCGCCGGCCTGCTGCGTTTGGTGCAAATCAGTTTCCCGCCGTCCGGCACCCCGGTTGTCATCCCGCAAAGTTCGCAGATCGACCGCACGCTGCAAATCGTCGCGCGCTCCACGGTGCAGGCGGCCGTCAAGCTGAACTACGTGCGCAACTGGACGGTCCAGGCGGGCCTGCAAACGTCCATCCCCGCCGAACACAAAGAGATGTTCGCGTCCGAATGGTGGACCGTCACCAGCGTGGATGCGGCCGTGGCCGCCGCCTACAAGCTTAACGCCGAGCCGATACCGACCGACACGCTGCTGCTCACACGCGCCGACGCGCAGGCCGAGGCTGATCGGCGGTTGGCCATCGTCAAGGTGTCGCGCACCACCTATCGCTTTGAGGGCACGGCGACCCACATGGAGTTGGAATTGGGTCAGGCCGTGACGCTGTTCTCGTCCCGCTTCGGCCTGTCCGCTGGCGCGCTCGGCGCCGTCACATCACTTTCGCCTGACTGGCAATCCTGCCACATCACCGTCGAAATCACAATCTAAGGAGAACACATGGCGCTTTTATTCTGCGACGGCTTCGACCATTATGCATCGGCCGACATCCTGAAAAAATGGACCGTAGCCAACGCCGTGGGCTCCTGCGTCATTGACCCGACGGCTGGCCGCCGGGGCGGCGGCGCTTTTACCACCACCACCGGCGGTCGCGGCAACCCAGGTAAAACCTTGGCGGCATCCTATGCGACGTTGGTCGCTGGCGTGGCGCTGAATCTTTCGGGGCCAATCAGCGGGAGTGGTGTACTGTGGTTTGCCGATGCTGGCACTACTCAGGTCGTCGTGATTTTCAATGCTGACGGCACCTTTTCGGTGAAGCGCGGCTCGACCGTGCTCGCCACATCGTCGGTGGCGATCGGTTACAACGCCTACAACTACATCGAGTTGAAGGCGACGATCCATCCGAGCGCCGGGGCAATCGAATTACGCCTGAACGGCGTAGCCATCATCACGGCGAGTGGCATCAACACGCGCGCCACCGCTAATAGCAGCGCCAACGGCCTCTACATCGGCATTGATAGCAATCCAGGCGGAAGTTTCAATGCCACGTTTGATGACCTTTACCTGTGCGACACCTCCGGCAGCACCAACAATAACTTTCTGGGTGACTGCCGCATCGACACGCTGTTCCCGAACGCAGACGGCACCTACAGCGGATTCACACCCAGCACCGGCACCGCGCACTGGTCCACCGTGGACGACGCGATGCCGAACATCACAGATTACGTCAGCGCGGGCGTGGCGTCCACCAAGGACAGTTACGGTTTTACCGACCTGACTTCAGCGGCGTCTGTGTTCGGTGTGCAGGTTTGCAATGCGGCGCTGAAAGACGACGCCGGCGCGCGCTCGGTCGCCAATCTGGTGCGCTCTGGCTCGACCGATGCGCAAGGGCCGACCGTAGCGCTGTCCACCAGCCAGTTGATCTACACGTCGATCCACGAAACCGATCCGGCCACCAGCGCCGCGTGGACGCAATCTGGCGTGAATGCCGCGCAGTTCGGCACTGTCGTTGCGGCGTAACGGGGCCATGCAATGACGGTCTTGCAAACAAGTCAGCTGGCAGCGGAAGTCCTGCAATCGCCATCGCCCAATCTGCGCACTTCGCAGCTGGTGGTCGAGGTGTTGCAACTGCCAAGCGGGAACGCGCGCGTGTCGCAGCTGGTGGTCGAGGTGCTGCGCGTGAACGCGGCCGCCGTCATCAACGACCGCGACCTGCTGCTCCAAGCGACAGTCCCGCGCTTCACCGCCGCGACTACGAACGCGTTGTTGTTGTCGGCGGCCACGCCGTTTTTCCACGTCAACTCCAGCGGCACGCCAAGCCCAAGCGCGATCACCGTAACGGCGACCCTGATGGGTGGACTATCTGGCACGGTGGCCTTTACCGCTGCGGGCGGCTCCACCATCACCACCAGCGGCAACACCGCCACCTTGACCTATGCTGCGCTGGGCGCGGCGAGCAGCGAGGTCATCAATGCGTCGATCGCCATGGACGGCACGACCTACACCGCATCGATCCTGCTGACCAAGGTCGTTGACGGCAGTTCGGGCGCGGCTGGCGGCACTCAGCGTGTGTGCTACAGCGTCACAACGTTGTCCACGTTGGCATCGACGCCGGCCACGATCACCACCAGCGGAAACACCAGCTTCCCGGCTAACGGCTCGTGGGGAACGGGCACGATCTGGACTGGTGCGCCGACGACTTCTCTGGCGGCCGGCGAATCGCTATACCGATCTGACGGTCAGTATGATCCGGTCGCGGGCAATACCGTTTGGACGCCGCCCTACCTGTCGTCGCTGAAAGTGGGTCAACTGTCGGCTATCGCGGTCGATGCCGGCAGTATCACGGCGGGCGATTTTTACGGCGTGACCATCCATGGTGGGCCGGGCTATCCCACCAACGCCTACAGCTTCCCCACCGGCTCGGTCAACGGCGGCTTCCACCTGAGCGCCGCGGGCCTGCTGCTCGGAAACTTCAACGCCGGCAAGTATTTTCAAGTTACTTCGGGCGGCGATATTTACGCGCCGGGGTTCGTCGTCGTGGCTGGCGCGGCGACGTTCTCCGGTGCGCTGTCGGCGGCCAGTGGCACCTTTGCGGGCACATTGACTGCCGCCGCCGTCAATGCGGTGAATACCATCAACATCGCCGGCAACGCCGTGACGGTGCCATACGCCGCGACCACGACAGGTACCACCTACGGCGCAGGCCTGACGAATTGGCTACTGGTCGCTACCGGCTCGATCACGCTAGCCCAAGCTGGCATGGTGTACGCCGCTTCGACCGGCCTGATCGCCTACGGCACCGGCTGGTGCCCTGCGCAATCGCGCCTCGACATCAACGGCGCCACGGTATCGGGCGGCGGCGGCGAGGAGGCGTGGGTGAACGCGGCCCATTCCGGCGGCCTGTCCTGCTCGGCCGGCACCATCACCGTCAATCTGTATTTCTCCGCAACCGATTCCCGTGCACGAATCATCGACCCCACGCTTTTCATTCAGGGAGCCTACCGCTAATGGCCAACTTTTACGTCACTGATGGCACCTATCTGATCTCGCACGGCTTCTGTGCCGACGGCATGGAGCAAGCGCAGGCCCGGCCCGGCCAGACAGTCGTCATCGGAGCGCCCCCCAACTTCGCGCGCGACGCGACACCGTATCCCGGCGCGCGCTGGCATGTGGAAAAAGAGGCATGGGAGGACACCCGCACGATCGAGGTGGCGCGCGAGCAAGCGTGGACGCGAATCAAGCTGGCGCGCGCCGCAGCCGAGGCGGCTGACTTCACATGGGACGGCTCGGCCTTCCAGTCGGACAAGGCGCGCATCAGCGGCGCGGTGCAAATGGCATTGCTGGCGCAGATAGCTAGCGCGCCGTTTTCGATCGACTGGACGCTCTCCGACAACGCCGTGCGCACGTTGAGCGCACAGGACATGATCGCCGTCGGCGTGGCGCTAGGCCAGCACGTGGCGGGCGTGTTCGAAATCGGGCGCCAGCTGCGCGTGCAGATCGACGCCGCGGCGACTAATGCCGATCTGGCCGCAATCGGGTGGCCGCAATGAGCCGCTGGACGATGCTAGGCCTTTGGCTGCTGTGCCAGGTCGCGCACGTAATGTCGTCGCTGTGGATGCTAGCCGCCATCGCGACGCGCAGCGAGCGGGCGCGCGAGATCGCGCTGGCCTACGACCGTGTGGCCAATGTCACTATCGGCGGCCGAGGGGATCAGACCATTAGCCGGCGTGCCGCGCATGGCGCCCGGCTCGGCGTGCGCCACTGGTGCATCCTCTGCCGCCTGCTCGACCGGGTAGATCCAGGTCATTGCGAAAACGCCGACGTGACGGACACCTGACCTATGGCAAACCTGCGAATCGTCTCCGACAATGCCCTGGCGCGCGCCGCCAGCTTCACCGCATCAAGCACGGCTGGCACGCTGGCCGCGTCGAACATGCTCCTCGATATCAAGAGCGCCGTGCATCGCGCCACCGGCACTTCTGTCACGTACACGGCCACATGGGCGGCGACCGAAACCGTGGCGTGCGTGGCGCTGCCGTTTTGCAATCTCAGCCCAACGGCCACTATGAGGGTGCGTATTTACTCGGACACCGCAGGCACCACGCTGGTGTACGACAGCACCGCGCTGCTGGCGTGCCCGGCCTCGGCTATCGTGCTGCGCGGCTGGACCGCGCTGGCCTCCGCATCGGCGTATGCCTACGGCGGCGGAGCCTATGCGCGCGCATGGTTCGCCGCCATCGGCTGCCGCAAGCTGGTGGTCGATATTGTCGATACGTCGAGCCTGGCCGGCTATGTCGAGGCGAGCCGCATGGTTGTGGGCAATTACTGGTCGCCCGCCTACAACGCAAACTACGGCGCAGGCCTGCTGCTCATGGACGCGAGCAAGCACGAGCGCAGCGACGCGGGCGACCTGTTGACCGACATTGGCCCGCGCAGCAGCAAAATTAGCCTGGACCTCAGCTTCATGCCGCCAACTGATCGCGCAGCGATGGTGAAAATCCTACGTGAGAATGGCATGGCGAATCCGGTATTTCTTAGCCTATTCCCCGAGTCTGCCGACTTGGAGCTGGAACGCGACAACACCGTGTACGCAAAGCTGTCGGCAATTTCCGCGATCCTGCTGACACAGTTTAACGCGTACGCAATACCGATCGAATTCGAGGGAATTTGAATTTCTCCCGCGCCGCCGCGCACCCCACCCAACCCGCTTCGGCGGGTTTTTTCATGCAAAGGCCAACATGACCGATCCTGTTACCACCACGACCGCCATCGTGGCGACCGCCCTCAAATCCGCTTTGACCTACCTTCCGGGCGCTGTCGGCGCGGCATTTTCGCTCAAGTTCTTGGGCGCCGACCTGACGCTGGGCCAGAAGGTAACGTCTTTCGCCGCTGGCTTGGCCTGCGCGGGCTATGTTGCTCCAGCCGCGGTCGAGTTCTGGCACATCCCGGGCGAACACGTGCCAGCGCTCCTCGAGTTTCTCGTTGGCCTTTTCGCGCTGGCCGTGGTGCGCGAGCTTTTCGTGGAGATTAATTCCGCCGACCTGATCGGTGCGCTCAAGCGCCGCTTTCTGGGAGGCGACAAATGAGCTACCACGTGATCTTCTCCGGCGCCGTGCTGGGCGCCTGCATGTGGGGCGTGCTGAACCCCAAGATCCGGACGCGCACCATGGGTACGCTGGCGCTGTCGCTGATTGGCCTGATGGCCTTTGTAAGTCTCCTATGAACCTGTCCGAACACTTCACACTCGAAGAGCTGGTGGCATCGCAGTTGGCCGCGCGCCTCCGATTCGATAATCGGCCAGGCCCTGATGTGCTGGCCAACCTGCGGCGCGTGGCCGCCGTGCTGGAGCAGGTTCGCGCGCTGGTCGGCGGCCCGGTACTGGTGTCCAGCGGCTACCGGTCCCCGGTCGTGAATGCGGCGGTAGGCGGCGCCAAGGGCAGCGCGCACCTGCAGGGTCTGGCCGCCGACATCAACGTGCCCGGTTTGACGCCGCGCGCGCTGGCGAAGCTGATCCGCGACAGCGACATCCAGTTCGATCAGCTGATCTGCGAAGGTGGGGCGTGGGTGCACATCGGACTGTCTGCCGGCGCGCCGCGGCGCGAGGTGCTGACGGCGACGTTCGCGCCAGGCGGCGTGGTGTACTCGCAGGGACTGGCATGAGCGCGCTGACCAACTTTTTTGCGCCGTATCGGCTCGGCATCGAGATCGCCGTCATCGGTGCCTTGGTGGCAGGCCTGTCGTTTGGCGTACATGAATTCCTTGAGCATGAACGCGACATCGGCCGAGCCGAAATACAGGCCCGCTGGGATAAGCAGAAAGTCGACGATGCCACCCTGAAGCTGCAGCGTGAAACCGAATTGAAAAACCAAGTCGCCGCAGCGGTGACGGAGGGGAAGAACCGTGAAGAAATTATCCGCACTCTCGCTGCTGGCAGCGGCAACGCTTCTAACAGCCTGCGCAACACCCTTGCCGCCATCAGCGGCGGCGTGCCCAGCGCTACCGTCGAGGCCCTCCGTCTCTCAACCACCACCCTCGCAAGCGTACTCGGCGAGTGCCAAGATCGATATCGAGACTTGGCAGAAAAAGCTGACCGCCACACCAGCGACGTCAAAACCCTGATTCAGGCATGGCCAACGACACCGGCCGTGCCACCTACACCTTAATGGGGGTGGCGCGGCCTGCGACTGGGCCGCGTGGCCGGACGTACGCAGAAGGGCGCGCCGCACTATGAAGTGATGCACGCAGAGTGCCCTACAATCCCCCCATGCATGAGTTTATAAATTATCGCCTACGCCTTCCACCCAATCGTAATAGCTCTGCAGGTTCATCGTGATGTGCCCGTCCGGAGCCTTTCGGTAGTGCTTGCCTTGGAGCCAGACGCCATCCTGTATTTTGCGCTGCACGGCTTTGACCGTGTAGCCAGTCAGCGCGCAAAAGGCCGGGATCAACATCCATTCCACGCGAATCGTTAAATCGACCATCATTTATCCTGACCCAGCAGCGTGCCGGTCTTGTTGTCCGCGCACCACGCAGCGCTTCCGGAAGTGGCGCCGAAATCGTTGGAGATGCCGCATTGCTCCGCGCCGGCGTGCGCCGCCTTCGCAGCCTGGCGGTGGGGCTGTGCGCGTCCACGTACGTGTTTTCTTCAGTATAGCCATGGCGCCGACAAATGCTTGTGAACTGCTACCCGCGAGCGCATCGCGATCGATGGCTATCAGATGGCACATAACGTGCTGGAGTGCTCGGCCAAATATCATCCTGATTCCGCATGATCCCTGCGACCCGATCGACCGGCACAACGCCAATGTCGCTGAGAAACGCGGCCGCGAACGGAGCGCCGTGCATGCTCTCCAGTTCCGCCGCCACTGCAATGTATCGCTCAACCAACTCGGCCGGCATCTGCATGCCGGTTCTGTCCTGTTTGCCCATGGTGACCTCCTGGCGACACTATGGCAGTCCGGCGTGCTCGCCGATTGATCTACGTCAAAGTTTGCTCGGCCAGGTGTGCCCCTTGATTCTTCACGCTCCCCACCGCCTTGTCGACCATGTACCAGCCGAAGCTATCCGGCCCTAACGCCATCGACCGCGCCAGTTCGGCGGCCTGCTCGCCGGAGACTGCCGGGTCCATCCATGTCTCCGCGTCCGCCGCGGTGAAAACGACCGGCCGCCGGTCATGGATGTCGACCATGCCGCCCTGGGCGTCGGCTGTCACGATGGTGAAGCCATGCGAAGCCGCGTGCTCGGTCGGCTCGCCGAAGCAGGCGAGGGCGGCCATGTACAGCGGCCCGCTGTCGGCGCGGTGGATATGCCACGGCTGCTTCGAACCCTTCTCGCCCGTCCATTCATACCAGCCGTTCGCCGGCACAATGCAGCGGCCGCGCTTCAATAATTGGCCCCAGTATCGGTTCGTGATCTTCTCCAGCCGCGCGTTGACCGCCACCGGCACCTTGCCCACGGCCCACGTGGCCTGATAGCCCCAGTGCAGGTCGTCCAGCAGCAGCGCGCCGCCCTCGACGTGCAGCACCGGCCGGCGCATCGTCGGCGCCACGTTCCAGCACGGCTCGGCGCCGCTGCGGTTCACGAATTCGTCAACCCACCCGAAATCACTCAGCGCCCGCGATATTTCGCTCTGATGGAATCGTCCGCACATATCGCCTCCGCGAATTGTCTTCTTGATACTTTACAATAAAACGTCAGCCGATATACTGTATGAATGTACAGTATTTGTGAGAGATGTCGTGAGAGTTATTGTGACCCCTATGCGGCGGCGCGGAGTTGAGATCCCAAGGCGGATGCTACGGGATCGCAGTACGGCCATCTACAAGGGCACGCTGGTCATCATGGACGTGACGGACCAAGGGCTGCGGCGACCGGTCAAGCTGGCGCGTCTGCACGCCAAGATGCGCACCGCAGCCTTGGAGTTGGTCGAGCCACACATCATCTGGGCGAACGACGGGAAATTCGTGTTGGCCGGATTTGAGCGGGTGCGCAATGAGGCTGGTGACCTAGTCGACTTTGCCCAGTCCTGGCTTTGTGAGATCGACATGCGACCGGCCGAGGTGGCTCAAAATTAAGCCGGCGCGCGCGGAAGAGCGATGATCTCCGCGGACGAACCCTGCTGCCTGGTGGGCTTCACACACAGCTACGCTGCATCGCCAAGCAGCGGAACTACCTCAGCGCCGACACGCAGCTTGTCCAGATAATCGGCCCAGTTCTGCATCATCTTTCGGCGCGCCGGCAGATGCGCGGTGCGGTTGTAGGCGCGCCCATTGGGGTCTTTGACGGCATGCGCAAGTTGGTGCTCTATCAGGTCTACTCGTTCCCCCAGCACTTCGTCAAGGATCGTGCGGGCCATCGCGCGGAAGCCGTGTGCCGTCATTGTCTCCTTATCGTAGCCCATGCCCCGGAGAGCAGCATTGATCGTGTTCTCGCTCATGCAGCGCTCGCCGGTACGTACACTTGGGAAAACATAGCGCCCATTGCCGGTCATCGAATGCACGGCCTGGAGCAGTTCGACAGCCTGCTTGGCCAGCGGAACGATGTGATCGTTCTTCATTTTCATTTTGGTGCCCGGGATGCGCCATTCGGCGGCATCGAGATCGACTTCCGCCCACTCCATCGAGCGGATCTCGCCTGGGCGCTGGAAGACCAGGGGAGACAATTTAAGCGCGGCCGTTGCATATGCGTGTCCACCATAAGCATGTATTGAACGCATCAAATCTCCGGCGCGCCGGGGATCAGTAATAGCGGCAAAATGAGCTGCGGGTATCGCCGATAACGCGCCACGTAAGTCAGTTGTCACATCGCGATCGGCGAAGCCTGATGACACCGCGTATCGGAACACTCGGCCGCAGAGTTGCTTAATCTTGTGGGCGGACTCGATTGCACCGCGCGCTTCAATCTTTCGTAGCGCGGCAAGAACGTCGGGCGGCCGGATCGTCGATATGGGCATCGTTCCGATCTCCGGAAAAATGTTCTTCTCCAGCCAATCCGTGTTTTTTTCCTGCGTGCTTTCGGCTCGGTCGGCGGCTGTCTTGCTGAGCCATTCGCGAGCCAGCGCTTCAAAGGTATTCGCCGCATCGGCGGTCCGCGTAGCTTGTTCCTGGCGCCTGACCGAAGCCGGGTCAATCTCCTCGGCCAGAAGCTTGCGCGCGACCGCGCGACGTTCCCGGGCCTCCAAGAGCGAGATTTCCGGGTAGGGGCCAAACGTGAGCCGGTTGTTCTTCTTGCTACTCGGCTGCCGATAGGCCATCCGCCAGATTTTTGAACCGGTCGGCGACACCTCAAGGTACATTCCACCGCCATCGGCTAGTGTGTAGGTCTTCGGCGCGTCTTTGGGCTTGGGCTTGGCGTTGCGCACCTGGGTATCGGTGAGCGGGGTAGCTAGTTTGGGCATGTCGGTGCTCCGGTATCGTCATCAGCTGTGGCGCTCAGAAAGGACCGCAGCGCAGCGACTTGCGCGGCGCTGAGAGTCAGGCGTCCAGACTGTTTCTCAAGGGTCAGGCTGCCGTCATCGCTCATGGACAGGCGCAGCCTCGGCTTTATCGCTATGCTCGCTCGCTCAGGCTTTCCCTGCTTCCGTCTACGATCCACGGGATCAATTCCTTCGTCGATAAGTCGGCGGGCGTTGTCGCGGTGTTGCCGCGCTTCGGTCAAGGACACGCTCGGGTAGGGGCCGAATGATATTGAAGTCTCCTTGCCGCCCCGCCTGTACGCCATGCGCCACAATTTCGCGCCGGCAGGCGTCACTTCCAGATATAACCCGCCGCCGTCACCGATGATGAACGATCGCGCTTTGGGTAATAGGCTCTCGATCTGCTCCTCTGTCAGAGGTGTGGCAAGTTTCGGCATTTTTTCATCCAAGCGGTTTCAAAATGTTCATCCATGGATTCAAGTATGGATGCAAAACGACCGGATTGCAATGCACTCCATCGGACCTTAACATACAAAAAAACCGCCACTCCCTAGGGAGAATGGCGGTTTGATGTATCTTATTGGACTTCTTTGTATCTGTGGGTGGTGCTCCGAGCCGGAATCGAACCGGCACGCCTTGCGGCGGGAGATTTTAAGTCTCCAGTGTCTACCAATTTCACCATCGGAGCGGTGCGGCCCGGCATTATGCCATGATCGAAACATAACTACCAGCGTCAGCTGGCATCTTGGGTCGCTACGGCAATTCGTGTAGCATGCTGGACGGCGGTCGGGCCGGGCGCGTTGCGTGCGCCTGCCGCGCCCGCCTTTTCCAGGAAGACCGAATGCAAATAGAAATCAATGACATGCTGCGCAGTTATATCGACCCGCTGACCGAGGCCGAGTACACCGCGCTTGAACGCAGCATCCTGGCCGAGGGCTGCCGCGACGCGCTGGTGCTGTGGAACGAGGTGTTGGTTGACGGCCACAATCGCTACGCCATCTGCCAGCAGCACAGCATCCCTTTCAAGGTCACACAGAACACCAGCTTCCGTTCGATGGAGGACGTGATGCTGTGGATGATAGACAACCACCTGGGCCGTCGCAGTGTGTCGGACTTCCAGCGCGGCGTGCTGGCGTTGCGAAAAAAAGACATCATCGAGGCGCGTTCGGCCGAACTGGCCGCCAAGACCGCCGCCGAAGATGCGAGCATCGCGCCGCCCGAGCCGGAGGATGCGCCGGCCCCGGCCAAGGTGCGCACCTCGCGCGAGGATATCGCCCGCGCCGCGCGCCTGAGCAGCAATACCCTGAGCCAGATCGAGAAGATCCAGAAGACCGCGGCGCCGGAACTGGTCGAGGCGGTGCGTGCCGGCACGATCTCGATCAACGCCGCAGCGACGGTGGCGTCGCTGCCGGAGGCGGATCAGGTGGCGGCTGTGGCCGGCGGCAAGAAGCTGCTGCAGCAGGCGGCCAAGGAAATCCGCGAGCAGCGCGCCGCGTCGCGTCCGGCCAAGGAGCCGAAAGAGGGCGCCGAGCCGCTGACCGAAGTGGAGGAACTGCGCGCAGAAGTGGCGCAGCTGAAGGAGCGCATGTCCAGGCTGCGCAACGAAAATGCCGAGCTGCGCGAGCGCATCGCCCAGCTGGTCGATGCGTCCTGAACCTCCTGCCCGATTACCTGAGCGCCTGAGAGTCCGAATATAAGCGGAGTTTGTCGTATGACTAGATTGAATCCTGTGCTTGCATTTTTGTGCGCTGTCCCCTTGTGTGCCAGTGTGGCGCTGGCCGCGCCGCAGACAGTCGCCAATCCGGCCGAAGGCCTTCGTTTGCACGCTGCCGCGCAGCGCGTGACGATTCTACGCGACCATTGGGGCATTCCACACGTGATCGGCAAAACCGACGCGGACGCGGTGTTTGGCCTGTTGTACGCGCAAGCTGAGGACGACTTCCACCGGATCGAGCTGAATTACATCAACGCCATGGGCCGCCTGGCCGAGGTGGAAGGCGAGAAGGAGTTGTACCGCGACCTGCGCATGAAGCTGTTCATCAATCCGGACAGCCTTAAAGCGCAGTATGCCGCGAGCCCGGCCTGGCTGAAAAAGCTGATGAATGCCTACGCCGACGGCTTGAACTACTACTTGCTGACTCACCCCGACGTGCAGCCGCGTTTGATCACCCATTTCGAGCCGTGGATGGCGCTCAGCTTCAGCGAGGGCAGCATCGGCGGCGACATCGAATCGGTGGACCTGAAGGCGCTCGAAGCCTTCTACGGCAAGCAGCCCGTGCCACCGGTGGCCTTTGCTGGCAGCGATCTCGATCATGAACCTAGCGGCTCGAACGGCTTTGCCATCGCGCCGTCCATCAGCAAGTCTGGTCATGCGCTGCTGATGATCAATCCGCACACGTCCTTCTATTTCCGCCCCGAGGTGCAAGTCACCAGCAGCGAAGGCCTGAACGCTTATGGCGCCGTGACCTGGGGGCAGTTCTTCGTCTACCAGGGTTTCAACGACCGGCTGGGCTGGATGCACACCTCCGGCGGCGGTGACGTGATCGACGAGTTCCTGGAAACGGTCAGCCTCAAGGACGGCCGCTACGTCTACAAGTATGGCCGCGAAGAGCGCGCGCTGAAGGAGTTGACTATCCGCCTGCCGTACAAGGGCGCCGACGGCATGGCCGAAAAAACCGTGACGGCCTACTTCAGCCACCATGGTCCGATTGTGCGCGCCGCCGACGGCAAGTGGGTCGCGGTCAGCCTGATGAACGATCCGCTGAAGGCGCTGCAGCAATCCTGGCTGCGCACCAAGGCGCGCAACTACGCCCAGTTCTACAAGGTGATGGAACTGCGCACCAACTCGTCCAACAATACCGTGTACGCGGATGCGGACGGCAATATCGCCTACTTCCACGGTAATTTCATCCCAGTGCGCGATCCGCGTTTCGACTATCGCAAGCCGGTGGACGGCAGCGATCCGGCCACCGACTGGAAGGGCGTGCATCCGGTCAAGGAGACCATCCAGTTGTTCAACCCGAAGAACGGCTGGATCCAGAACACCAACAACTGGCCCTATTCGGCCGCCGGCGAGTACAGCCCCAAGGCTTCCAACTACCCGGCGTATATGTCGATGAATCCGGAAAATGCGCGCGGCGTGCACGCCGTGCGCGTGCTGGAAAACAAAAAGGACTTCACGCTCGAGAGCCTGATCGCGGCCGCCTACGACAGTCAGCTGACCGCCTTCGAGCCGCTGCTGCCGCAGCTGTTCGCGGCCTGGGACGAGCTGCCGGACGGCGACCTGCTCAAGTCCAGCCTGTCCGCCCAGATCCACGTGCTGCGCCGCTGGGACATGCGCTATGCGCTCAACTCGGTGCAGACGTCGCTGGCCATCTTCTGGCTGCAAGACCTGACCAAGATCTTCGGCCCGGCCGCCAAGGCCATGAACGTGCCGGTGCTGGACTACATCGCCACCGAGCTGGCGCCGCAGGAGCGCTTGTATGCGCTGGCGCGTGCGTCGGCCAGGCTGACCGAGGACTTCGGCAGCTGGCAAACGCCGTGGGGTGAGATCAACCGTTTCCAGCGCCTGACCGGCGACGTGGTCCAGCCTTTCGATGACAGCAAGCCCAGTATCCCGGTGCCGTACGCGTCGGGCAACTGGGGATCGCTGGCCGCTTTCGGGATGACCTCCACGCCCAAGACCAAGCGCATCTACGGCGAGCGTGGCAACAGCTTCGTGGCGGCGGTGGAGTTCGGCAAGCGCGTGCGCGCCAAGAGCATCCTGGCCGGTGGCGAAAGCGGCGATCCGACGTCACCGCACTTCAACGACCAGGCCGAGATGTATGCGCGCGGCGAATTCAAGGACGTGCTGTTCTATAAGGACGACGTGGAAAAACACCTGGAGCGCAAATATCACCCTGGCGAGTGAGGGTGCTGCGCGTGTTCAATAGGCCGCGGCGCTGATCAATACCACTCGAGGTTCGATACGGCGTTGTTGCTCTTGTTGCCGTCCTTGTGGCGCACCTTGCTGCGTCCAGCTGGTTTCGGCAGATGGGCTTCGGCCACCAGTTCGTGCACGAAGAAGCTGCCGGTGCGGCTGCCATTGGTCAGCTGGACCTGCATGCCGTCCGGAAGGGCGAGCGGGCGCAAACACTTCACCTGCTTGCCGCGCGAACGCAGCACGCGGCCGTCGCGCGACACGGTGTAGAAATCGCTGCCGGTCACCGGCTTGGTGCCGGCGACGGTAATCGAATAGGCGAGGGCGCCCACCAGCAGGCAGGCGGCGACAAGAAGTAATTCCATAGGGCGCGGTAAGGTTGCTAACAGATGCTATGTTAGCAAAATCCGCGCCCCGCCAAGCGAGGAACAGCGGCCGTTCAGATGGCGTCCAGTGCGTTTTGCAGGTCCTGGCGCAGATCGGCCAGCGCCTCGATGCCCACCGACAGGCGGATCAGGCCATCGCCGATGCCCAGCGCAGCGCGCTGTGGCGCAGGAATGCTGGCGTGCGTCATCAGCGCGGGATGCTCGATCAGGCTCTCGACGCCGCCCAGGCTTTCGGCCAGCGCGAACACCTCGCAGCGCTCCAGGAAGCGGCG